TCTTTAGAATCTGACTTTGCTGCAAGATATCAAGCAGAACGTGCAGAAGAAATAGCAAAAGCAGAAGCAGCATCTTATGATGCTCGTGGTCCTTTAGATGCTATTACAAAAGCAATTGCTGAACTATCAGAAAGAATTGATAGCATTGGTACACCGGCAGAAGTAGGAGAAACACTACAAAAATCTGCTGAACCACAACATGAAGTTCCATCAACTTCCGACCTAGCACAAATGTCTTGGGACGAAGTACATCAACTCGCAGGACGAGTCTTTGAGGGAGAGTGAATAAAATGGCAAGAAATTACGTAAGAACAATAACTGATATGGAAAGATACTACTATGGTGCAGGTAACGCAATGGGTTACTCATACTCCGGTAGCGAATTACTGAAAAGCGACAGCCCAATGTTGTCTACAACTGCTGGTACATACCAAGCAATTTATGGACGCAAAGTATGGTCTCAATTGAACCAAGAGTTCAACGCTTTCTCAATACTACCAAAGAAACCTTGGGATAGGTCAGGATGGCGTGTTATAACTGGCAAGCCTTCAGATGCTACTACTGGTTCTTCACTTGGTGGAGTTGCAGAAAACTCAACATTACCAGACACACAAAGGCCAACATTCCAGCACATAGCAGCAAAACCAAAGACAATCGCTCATACATTCGATATGTCTGAAACTGCTATCTTCCTTGCTGACAAGGATGACGGAATGGGAGATATACGCTCAGTTCTTAAAGAAGAAATGGGTAAACATCACGCAGAGTCTGTTAACAAAATGTTGTTAGACGATGTAGATAATCCAGCAGGTAACAATTTTGAGTCACTTGACAGAATTACAGCAGCACATAATGATGACGCTGATTCAAAAACTGGATTAGATGCAGACCATGATGCTCTTACAGCATCCAGTGACTTAGATATATACAGTATTGGTAGAGAAGCAAATAGACTTTGGGCTAATGCTGAAATGAGTAACAATATTGTTAGCGATACAGCAACTGACAGAGTTCTATCACTAGATGTCTTGGATGATTTATTCCAAAGACTTTGGGTACGTGGTGGAAATCCAAAAGTTATACTAACTGGATATGACACATTGATGAGATTACAACAACTATTACAATCTCAACAAAGATTCATGGAAGAGAAGAGAGTTACACCTACTTACAATGGAGTAAAGGGTGTACCGGGAATTGAAGCCGGATTCATCGTAGCAACATACAACGGTGTCCCAATCATTCCATCTAAAGACGTTACAAAGGATACAATTTCCAGAATGTATTTACTAGATACCGATTATCTACACTTCAGTACAGCAATACCAACACAATACTTTGAGTCTGGTATAGAGACAGGAGACCCATTCGCAATAAACAGACTAGGACAGGAAGGACTTTACCGAACAATGGGTGAAATCTGGACTACCTTCTTCGGAGCACAAGGACAGGTGAGAGACCTTAAGTAAGGTTTATTGAGGAATTAATGGAGGAATAAAATATGAGTAATACAATAACATATACAACAAGCAACAGTGCAGTATTCACCGAGAGTTTCTCTCTCGATTTATACGCAGGTACACCAGTAGATGACACAGCATGGTTAGACGGAGGAGCAACAGCAGGTAATTATCCGGGTAACATTGATGTGTTTAACGCAAAAAACGCTAACACAACAAATGCTACAGCAGGAGCAAAACTTGTATGTGGTCAATTTACAACAGCATTAGCAAATGATGAAACAGTTACCCTATCAGGTGGTGCAACTAAAATCTTAGCAGTGATTGTTGGTGACAACAGTACAGCAGCAGCAGGTGTAACATTGAAGAACATCACAAGTGGTGTTGCTCAATTTACCGTTACATCAACATCAGATGCTTTAGTAACTTGCTGGATGATAGTGGCATAAGGTGATTCTTCATGCCACAGGTAACATACATAGGAAAATACCACAGCAGTCCTCCACCGAGAGGATTGACGCACACAGTGTATCGTGGCGAATCTTACGAAGTTAGCCAAGAGTGGGTTGACGAGTTTGGTGGTAAACTAAGTAAAAACTATGTAATTTCAGGTGCAGAAGCAAAGACCGTTGATAAATTAAATGATGGAATACCTGACTCCGGTTGGAGAGTGGGAGACATCAAGAAATGGTTGAAAGCAGAAGAAGTTTCTTTTGGTGCAGGATACAGGACAAAAGGTGCATTATTGGGTTTAGTTGAGGAACATCTAAATCCAGCACCACCTGTGGTCGTAGTAGAAGAAACCACTGAAGTGGTAGAAGAACAAACAATGGAGTGATAAAATATGGCAGCAGGAAATACAATGGACACGAGAACACACGTAATGGGTGATATGCTCATGGTAACAGGAACATTCACTGATGGAGGAATAGACGTAGATTATACAAATATGTTAACTTCAGTCTTTGCAGCAGGTGGACACGTAACTAGTCTATACAACACAGGTGTATTATTGAACATGGGTGGCAACGCAGCAGTAGGTCTAGCCACAGCATTGACAGTAGATACAGTTGATGCTAGGTTACATTTTAATATTGGAGAAACAATTTACAACAGTGCAGGAGCACGAGTAGGTGTTATTACCGCAATAGGTAGTGCTACTAGTGTCACTTGTAGCGGTGGTTTGATAACAGGTTTGAGTAATAACGATGCATTATACAAGTTAGGACCAGACCAAAGTGCAGTAACACTAAACGATGGCTCACTAGCAGTAAGTATTGATGAGACAAACAATTTAGTGGTTTTTGGTAACGGTAATCTTGGAGCAACAAGTACCGCACACACACAAGATGGTCGTTGGTGGATTCTAGGACAACGCTAAGGCGGTGTTTTAGATGGCAGTTAGTCCTAAAATACAAGTAATTGGACCTTTTTCACCAGCGGATTTTTCGCCAAATAATCTTGGTGCATACAACACGGCAGGTAGCGTTAGTAAAGCAATGACTGATGCAGCAGCATCTACACCGGGTACTACCTTAGTAGCAGCAGAACCAATTACTGTTTTAGGTAACGTCTATCTAATATTGACATTAACAGGCAGTGCATGAGAGTGAGGGATATGGATGGGTTTCGATGTTAGAACATTAGAAATCGATGATATATCCAGAGCACAGAAACAAAACGTCAGAGTTGATACCGCTTATGATAGCGGTTCAGTTTTTGATGAGACTAATCCATTAAAGGGAGTCACAAGAAATCAGCGAGCAAGAACAGAAAATGTTGGCGACGTTTTGAACATAGGTGCAGGGACTAGGTGTACAAACTGCGGTATGCTTCATTTTATGTGGAGAGCAGATTGTGGGGCTTGTGGCAAACCTATGGAATATAATAAAGGTCATAGAGATGATAGGAACAGGATGTGAGATTATGGATGCATTTGATAAGGCTTGGAGACTCTTAAAAGAGAAGAAAGAAAAACCAATTATCACTTGGATGCACCCGCACACCACTGGTGATTCAGAACATCCTTACGGATGGGTAGATAGTCACGGACCATATACTGACATTCACGAACATCCCAATTATCCTGACGGTTTTCAACAATATGTCTCCGGTCATGAAGAAAAAGGTACATATCCATTCAAGAATCATGAAATTGTAGATGGTAAAGTGGTCGAAAAAGACCTAAGTGGTCCAGTACCCGGACTACCGGGTATGACTTTCGATGCTAAGGGTAATTTAGTTGGTGGGCAATAATGCCTCAAATATTTAGTCCGGGTGAAGGCGAAACAAGACCCTTAGACCCCGATGCTATAGTATACACTACTGCTCAAAAAGTAGCAGATTTGCTTGACATAGGACCACAAGAAGCGGTGTTGATGTCTGCTAATGCAGAAACAAATGCAGTTTTCATTACAGGTTCTGATTACAGAGCCATAGGTTTTGGTGTAGGAGATACAATACTTATCTACAGTGATGCTGACCCTATGGGTTTAGAACGTGCAATTACTGCTATAACTACATCAACAGGTGGTGTAAAACTAACATTTTCATCTGCAATAAATCCCGGTTTATATGAAACGACAGATAACGGTTATGTACAGAATCAAGCATCTTTTTCCGATGGTAGAACAAGAGGTCTTACTAAAACAAAAGTGGAGACTATCATAAAACGTATGCAGGATAAGATAGATAATGAAACTCATAATGCTTGGAGACCGTATCTTGTCAGTGCAGAATATATTAATTTTGATACATACAAACCTTACAGGCGTAGATACTATACAGATTACGTAGGAACGACTCCTCTGCTTTTCAGAAATGTTCAACAAATATTGAGGCTTGAACTGTGGCAAGGAGATGACTATAGAGAAATTGGTGCAGCAGAAGCACGTATACATATTCCTGACAGTGTACAAGCACTTTCTGGTTCTATTGTTATGTCTCCGGGTAATGGTAGTGCTGCTACTTTAACAATAGGTACTGGTACTAATCAATGGAGAAGTGCTTTTGATAAAATTACTACTGCACAAAATCTTGCAGACTTAATTAACAAAGAAAATAGAGTGAGTAAAGCCGCTATCGATTTTAGTCCTGCCTTTACACTTGAAGGTAATACTGCTAATGTTGCACTTCATAACGAATTTTATGCTTCAGCCAATTCTGATTATGGTACAGGTATAGTCAAAGTTACTAGTATGAGAGGTACAAAAGGTGGAGAAACTTGTAGTATAGTAACTACTAATTCTAACATAAGTATTAATCAAACTACACAGGCTGATGCTACATTCAGTAGTCTTGATAGTACAACCATTACAGTAGATAGCACTGCTGGTTTTGTTGATGCTGGAGTTGTTGTTGATGCTAGTGGCGATGTTTTCAGTTATACAGGAAAGACATCAACAACTTTTACAGGCTGTACGATTGTAGTTGGTAGTGCTTTATCCGACATTGGTGGTGCTCTTACTCAACATTCTTTAGTTGTAGATTTACAAGGTGGTAGTTCCAGTGGAGACCAAGGTAGGTTGAGAGATTGGTGGTTCGACCATGAAATGGGTATTATTTACTTCAATAATTCATACCCATTTTTCGAGTGGAATGCAATCAAAACTTCTTATATTTATGGTGAAAGATATCTTGAACAGGCTATTGAAGATGCTTGTACAAAATTAGTTGCTATTGATTTATTGATGAGTGATGATAGGAGTATACTCATACCCGAAGGTTCGCAGAACGTTGATTTAGCATCTAAAATACAACTATATAGAGCAGATGTAGATAGAACTATGGCTCGATATAAAGAGGTGGTTCTCTTTGGTTGAGCGAGAAACTTTGCTCGGTAAAGAGAGTAGAGAGGAATTTGAACGTGCTCTTATTGCAGATTTCACTAAAGATAAAAAATTGCAAAAAGAACTAAATGAAGGTTTCACACAGTATCCTCCTAGTCTTAGAGAAATGAAAGTTTCACAAGAAAAATACAATGATATACTAAGTGAAGAAGAAATCGAACAAGTGGTTGATAAAAGAATGTTAACTGAATCACCCTTACTAAAAGAATACAAATTAAAACAATCCGGTAAAAATATTATACCTGATATATATGAATACCATGTAGAAGTTAACAAAGTGATAAAGGTGAGAAAGTAATGGTTGCAACATTCAAAGAAGGTCTCGATGTTGTAATTGATACGTTCAAGGATAACTGGAATAGGGCTAATACTGATAATATCAAACCTGTAATTATAGATATTGCAGAAACTTCTCCAGAAAGAGGTAAGCGTATAAATTTACAAAACAGTGATTATGTCTTAGTATTTGAGACTGCACATAACGAAGAAATACCTGATATTCTTTATGATTTTGTAACCACTAGAATAAATATTACAGTTGACATTAGAACTTCAAAAAGCAGAAAAAGACTTCAGCAAATGGAGAATGAAATTAGGAGGTGTACCCATCTAAATCGCAAAGGAGATGGGGTTAACTTCGATAGGTTAGTATATAAAACCCGTACAGACCTGTCTGACCGGAGCAAGATGTTGTTCCGAATGACCTTTCAAATCGAGGTCGTAGTCTTTGCAGAACAAATACCATGAGGTGAAAAATTATGCCATCAACAGTCTATAAAGGTGATTTATCAGAAATTTCTTTCGGTCACGAAAGTGGTATGAAATTAACTCATGGTTATAGTGGTTCAAGTGATACACTTTTCAAATTCACTGCGAAAGCAAGTGGAACTTGGGCTTCAGATGAAACGAGTATAATAGAATTTAGTGGTGGTCTTGAAAATACACCTTGTTATGCTGGTATTTTAGAATATCCTATAGGTATGTTAGTAGGTGCAAAACTTTGTTTTAACAGTTTGACTTCAACTGCTACAAATAGACTTCATTCAGATGATGATGCATCGAATGGTTCTATCTTCACAATAGTAAAACACGCTGTTGTTGGTAGTAAAACACAACTGACCATTCATCCTAGATTAAAAACTAATCACACTAATGATTGTCCATCCGACACTGATGAAATTATAGAAATTTTACCTTACACTGTACCAAGTATGGATGTAGCAATGACATATGCTGCAAATGCAAATGCTTCTGCCGAAAGAGTGTTAACTGACCAGTTTGTTGGAATAATGAATGTAATAGCATTACCTGAAACTAAAGTTGATTTGAAAAGATATCATGTAGTTGGTCTTGGAAGAGATGTTGCTGTACAAGTTCCGGGTAGATTCACCAATGTAGGGGGGTCTTTTGAACACAATTTACATAATTCTCGATGGTTGTACTACGCATTAGGTAATGAAGTGGTAGATATTAGTGGTGAAACTGGCGGTACTGCTTTTACCTTAAATGGTGCTGTTGAAGCGGGTGCTAGTAGAATATCATATACTGCTAGTGGAAGTGCTGCACCTGCTATTGGTACTGCTATAGGTGCAGGGGATTATGTAGTCATTGTGGCAAATTCTGATGGTAGTGAGGATATTGACATTAATAGTTATAGAGAAGAAACTACAAATGGTATATTCCCAATTGTAGGTGCATCTAATATAATCACAAAGGCTCGACCTGATGAAGTAAGAAGAATTGTATCAATTAGTGGCACAAATTCAGGCACTATTTGGCTAGATGGCCCGTTAAATTTTTCACATGCTACAGGTAGCACTCTTCAATTTATAAAATATCTTGCTGACAATTCTACTAGTTCTCCTCATAGAGAATCTAGCGGTAATCTACAAAATCCAGTTTCAAAATTAATATTTTCTAAATCTCATCTTCCTTCTTTTTCATTAGAAACTAGCATAAGAAGAAGAGATATAGATAGTTCAGAAGTGATTGAGGCAACAGATGGAGGTGCAACAGATTCTAAACAACTTACTCGTGTATTTCGTGGTTGTAAAGTAAAAGACTTTGTTCTTACTGCCGATAATGATGCTGCTCTTAGGATGACAGTTAACTTCGATGCTGCTCTTTGTTACACTGATACTGGTAGATTAGAAGGTAGTAATGCAGGAGATAGATATGATATTCATCGTTTATTTGAAGAAACTGCTGAAACTGATATTAAAAGAAAGAAATCCGGTATCGAAAAAGGTACTCAAAAACCATTCATGTTTTACAACGGTACAATAAAAGTAGCCGGACAAACATTAGGTCAAGTCATATCTTTTACCTTAAATGCAAAAACTGGAGTAGAACAACATTATGTAATTAATGGTTCAAATATAGTAGATGCTGCAACAGACCAAGTTCCGTTTGCTGGTTCAAGAAATCCTTCGCTTTCAATTGAAGGTAAAACTGAATACGAACTTGATATGGAAATTGTTGTAGACGACCCTGTATTTTATCACAATATGAGGAGAGCAGTACATAACTTTGATGAAACTACTACTGACACTACTGATGCAGACATGATACAATTATCTTTCCTTAAACAAGGTACTGGTGCTACAAGGGAAAGTATAGACATAGTTACTGACGATTACTATATTGTAGAAGCACCACTTCCAATACCTGAAGATAAAGGTGCTATCAGAGCCACATTAAAAATCATGCCTAAAAACATTAGAGTTTTAGCAACTGACACGGTACTACATTCTTAGGTGATAATATGTTAATGGCTATACAAAAAGTAAGATATTATCGAAAACACGGCAAACGTGCTTACATAAATTGGATTCACAAAAATGACTATTCAACTGTCGATTTGACTAAAAATAAATTTAATTTCTTAATGTCACAACCTAGTAGAAAATCAATTGATAGAGAATTATTTCTTATGTTGACTGCACCTGCTTGGGTCACAGCGGCAGAAGATGTTCTTTCAGAAGAAGTAGAAGAAGTAGAGGTGGAAGAAGAAGTCATAGATTCACCTTTTTCTGTAGATATCGATTATAATTCTATGACAATACGTGAACTACAAGATGTGTGTAGAGAACGTGGACTAACAATTCGAGGTACAAAAGCCCAAGTCGTTCTTAGACTAAAGAGAGATGATGAAGGTATTACCGAAGAAACACAACCACATGATGAAACCGAAGCCCCCTCGGAAGAGGCTGTTGAGGAATCATCGGATGCCCCCGCTGATGAAGCGGCTGTAAACGAGGAAGTGAACAATAATGATAGTGGACAAGAACCAAATATTGACGAAGAAGAATAATGAAAAACACGAAATAAAAGTAGACCCTAATAACCCAGATGCCGTAATGGAGGTTTGGATAAGAGAAACTACTTTTTTAGATATACAGCGAGCAGCACAAGAAATGTTCGATATGACGGGTGGTGAAGTCACTTTAAATTTAGAATCATATTGGAGATATGCTTTTGCAAACTGGATAGTAGAAACTAATCCTTCTCTCACTCCTCAAGAAATGACACAACTAACATCATATGTTGGTGAACAAATAGCATCAGTTTTACCTAAGCCTGAAGAATTAGCAGAGGCAATGCAAGGGGGGTTTACCAAAGCGAACAACGAATGATTCAGAAGTTTCTAAAGAAAAAAATTATAGAAACATCTGATGATTTACGTTTACAAACTGAGTTGTTCGCATATAGAGTAGCCAAACATTATAACATATCATTAATGGAAGTGAATCAAATGGATATTAAAACATTTCAACAATCTTTATCTTGGGCTTTAGCGGTTGACGAAGAACAAGAAAAAGAAAGTGAAAGAACAAGAGTATCTTCACAAAATAACAATGAAACTATTAGCCTCGACTACGCCTTCTTGAACGAGGAGGAGTTCTAATGTCGTCATTAGTTTCTATGATGAGTGCATTAGGTGGGGTTGCACGTACATCTACAACAATAATGAAAACTATCTCACAAATAGGTAGTGGTGTACAAAATATTGGACAGTTTTTTGCAGATGCATTTAACAAAGCAGGTAAAGCAATACATGACGTTTACAAACAACTTTCTGCTTGGTATGATGAATACATCAAACCTAAATTTGATTGGTTATCAGACAAAGCAAGTTCGATAGTAAATATATTTGTTGATATGGGTGAGTTAGTTTCTTCCACTTGGAGTAGCATTATAGAAAAAATAACTAATCTCTACAACACTAAAATAAAACCTATATTTGATTTTAATCTATTTAGTAGTATGCAAGGTTATTTCAATTCTTTCAAAACAAATGTCGAAAGTGGTCTTCAAGAAATAGAAGATAAGATAAAAAATTCTTTAATTTACAAAGCAGGTGTTGGAGTCAAAGGTATTGGTGAGGATGCAGTGGATGCTGTTGGAGATGCTGGTGGTGAAATAAAACAAACACTAGGTATAGATTTGAAGATTAGTGGTTTGGCTGGCGATTTAGCAGATTCTATTGGTGATGCTGTTGAAAAAGAAGTAAAGAGGGCTTTAGGTAAGTTTACGTTCCGTAGGTGATATAAATGGTTGCAGCAGGTACTCCTATTCGTCTAATCCATGAAAATGGAGATTTTACTGAATTAGATGCTACCAGCATAACTCTTGAAACCATCAGAAAAGCAGGAAGTAGTTCCATACCTTTTGGTGGTGGAGGTAGATATAATCTTGATTTGAATTTGCAAAATGCTGAGATTATGATAGATGGAATTTTTGTAGATGATAATATTGGAACAGTAGGTATAGGTGCTAGTGCAAAAATAAATTGCGTTTTCAGTCACAGTCATAGTAATAGAGGTTTTGAAATAGCAAATGTGTGGATTGGCTCTACCAATTTAAATAATTTATTAGGCAGTGTAGTTAGTAGTTTTGATAGTGATGAAATAATAGCATCGAACAGGTGTCTCATCACGTTAAAAGATGCTTCCGGCAATCCAAAATATATACCTCTTGTCAGAGTGGCTGACAATACTAGTGGTACTTTTGCAACAGTTGCAACTACCGATGATGATACTAATATAACAAATTTAGGCACTAAAAAATTTATTAAGATAATTACTAATGTGAGTGGTGGTAATAGTACAAGAGCAGCATCTTTAGCAACTGCGATAAAAACTTTGATTGATGCTGAATATTCTTCTTCTTTTAGCACTTCACTACTCGATGAAACACGGTTTGGTGCAACTATAACAAATGGAATAGTAAAAATTACTCAAGCCACGGTTGGAAAAACTGGTAACAACAACACTCCTACTTTTACTACAAGAACAGGTACTACCTCGTCTACAAGAAAACCTCAAATGACATTATTTAGAGGTGGTATTGACGCTGAAAAAAAATCAGCAGGTGATAAAGTACAGGACTTGTACGGTATTGTAAACAACTCAAGAAGAACTGGTGGTTTGAGAGGAAATAAAGATTTCTTTTTAAGACCTACATTTAGCAGGAATAGAGAAAATGATGGTTTTATAAGACCGACAGATAATAGTGGAGATTACATAGTAGGTATACAGATACCATTTAATTCAATGGTAAATGTAGGCAATGAAACTTATGTTGCAAGAAATTTTCACATGCCTACTGGTCGCAATAAATCACCGGAAGATAAAGGTGCTACAGCGGCTATGGCCGTTGGTACAGAATTTTCAGAAACAGATAAATCAACAGGTATACAAGGTTTTGTTAAAAAACTTTCAATAGATTATGATGCTGGTGAAACTGTATATAGATTTAAAATGGTATTTTTACCAGTCGATTGGATGTTTTAAGATGCCTGTTATTTCTACTACTAATCATGCTTTCTTTTTTGATGGTGTAACTGATAGTATAATAATACCACAAGGTAATTCTAGTACAGATAATACTAGCAGAGGTTTATTTAATTCTAATCCTAATTCCGGTTCAGATAACATATTAAGTTTAACAGATGAAATTACTATAGAGGCTTGGGTTGTACCTGATTGTGGTGGAGTAATAGTAGAAAAAGAAAATTGTTTTAGTTTATCTTTAGGAAATGTAGACACACCCGGTCCTGCTGTTTTCAATCTAAATTTACTTGATACTGAAAAAAATGAAATAGAAACAATTCAATTAACTACTGCTTATTTGACTAGTAATGGGTATGACGGCACTATATTCCCACCTTCTACATTTACAGGTATACACGACTCATACAATAGATTCAATAGCAGTTATGACGATGCCACAACATTGAATATTAATCATAGACCATTGATGCATGTTATTGCTACTTTCAACTCAAAGAAAGTTCAACTTTACATAAATGGTATATTAATGGCAGAACAAACTTTGTATAACGATAAATTTATTTTGTTAAAAAATAATAATCCTATATTTGTTGGTGGGAAAGGAGGGAAGTTTAGAGGGATAATGGAAGCAATACACCTTTGTACTTCTTTCACAAACGATATGGTGCAAGGTGAAGTACCTACTGTTAAAGATGACACGTTGTTATTATTTAGGTTTGAAGAACCAATTGCACCCATAGAATCTGTATATCCACTTAATCTTAGTGCATCGGCAGATTCTACAACAATATATCTTTCTACTACTAATGCAGCATCTTTGGCTACCGAACTTACAGGTTCGTCACAAACTTCAGGTACTATAGATTTCACAATATCTCCTTATAGTAGTGGTAATTACACAATTACACAAAGCACGAAAACTGCTACTACTTCTCATTCAGTGCCACACGTTCCTTACAATTTATTGCTAAATCCCAATGGTATAAATTTAGATACTTTGAAGCCTAGTCAAAAACCTCCTGAAAGAGTCAGATTAGAAAGTATAAATATTGATACTGGAGCATTGACGATATCTAGTATTCATCTTGATTTTGCTACTAACTCGAATGGAAAAAGAGGTCTTTTACATGCATATAGCGAATTGGATAAACCTAAATTTATTGTTTTAGGTGCTGATTTATTAATTGATAGTGGTACTAGTCGACCTTATCAACCTCCTCACTTTTCTTCACAAGCCATAGATAGAACGGGGCAGATGGTGATAGATGAAAGTGATTTAGAAAATCACGGATTTGTATTTTCTTCTAACATGGCAACTACTGTAAATGATACAGATAATCCTTTTGCTGCATTGTGGCCTACTACTTTAGATGAAGGGTATCAAATAGGACATAGCGGTAGACATATAAAAAATCACGTTAAAGGTCATACTTTTTTACGAATGTTACCAAGAGCAGAAAGAGAAATAATCGATTTAAAAGGTGGAGGTCAAGTTGATTTAGTAGATGTGGTTTATGATAATACAAGAGAAGGTATTAAAGACCAAATTCCAGTAAATAGTGAAGTCGATGTTTATAGAGATGCAGGTACTTACGATATAAAAAATGTTATCAATTCTTCTACAGTTACTGCTGTTTACAATGATTTCCAAGATGTTACTGTATCAGATGGTAAAGAGAAGTTAATTGCTTTAGGTGGTACAACATTTGATTACAGACCTTTCATGTTAAAGGGTCAAGTACCTACATATGGTACTACACCTGATGCTAATACAAGAAAACATCATCTTCGCCCTAGTAAAGAAAGTAGAGTTGCCTTATTGCATATACCTTTGTTGAGAAGTACATACAATCATGCACCTTTTATTGAAGTCCATTATAATGCTATAGATTTAACAGGAGCATCAATGAACAGTTATGATGGTAGCACAAGAGTAAATACTGCTCAACCTTTACTAATGGTGGAAAAGACTGTACCTGCTTCTAATACTGCTTTTGTTAATGGCGATACTACAGCCTATCTATATGATATCATTGTTAGCCAAATAAGTTCTTTAGGTAGTTTAACACTTTATTCACCCGGAGGTTATGTTGAATTTGACAGTTTAGAAAGTGACAATGTCTTTGCTGTTAACGAGTTAGTTGGAGATAATAGTGAAGGATATGATGCTGATGATGATTTAGATGAAAGTTATACACCTGCAAACTTTACTCCTTACGCACAAGGTTTGGTAGGTAATTCGCCGCCTAAAATTGTTTTAGAATCATCTAGTCAAAATGAATCTCATCCTTCTATTTTTAATAAAGTCTACTTTCCTAAAATTGAAACTAGCAAAAATTTGACAACATCTAGTAATATAACTAGAATAGAGCCTGAAGTAAATGTTGGAAGTCCTTCAGATGGTCAGTTTGATACAGGGGTATCAGGAGTATCTTCATCTATACACGAATTCTTTGATGTTATTGACAATATTATGGATGTAGACAATCCATCTGTAGCAGATATGGCATTAATTATACAACCTTGTGATAGGACTAGAACTAATCAATTAGCACATATCAAACATGCTTTAGATGATTCAAATGATGTTAACCAAATGAGTTTGTTATATTTACTTAACAGGGCAGTGATAAGAGGTATAAAAGAAACTAATGATGAAGATGGTTCTTTTACCATCATAGAATGTGAAGGTATATTTACTCCTTTTGTATCACAATCTATAGACTTCAAAGGAAAAGGTAGTCCTGATTCTCATATTGTCAAAGAAATCGAACCTAATGCTCCTGTTGTCACAGTCACTTTAGGTGGTCCGGGTCAAGGTGCAGTAGATACTAAACCTACTTACGATGAAAGTAAACTTAGTAGATTGCCATTTTCTTCAAGAAGGTCATATTCAGTAAGAGCAGATTACCTAAACACAACTAGTGGAGGTAGTATTACTGTTTCACCATTAAATAATCATTCTAATGATATGAAGAGTTGGGGTACATATGGATTTCCAAAAGTTGGTTACGTATATTTTGAAGATGGGAGTAAAGCACGTTATCAAAGTAAATCCGGTAACACTTTCACTTTTCAATCCGGTGCAGCAGACATAGGTTCTGGTTATTATGTAGCACACGATGGTACAGAATTTACTTTTATTAAACGTCTATTACGTTATATTGGTTATATTTCAAATTCAGATTCAACAATACTTCAAATTAATAGAACACTATATAGTGAACCGGATTTTGGTGATGAGAGTTTAATTGATAATGGGTCAACTGTAAATGACCGTATGTTTCAAAAAATGAATGGTGTTAATCATGATTACCAACTAGGTACTCAATTCGCTAGTACAAGAGCATTGGCAGAAATTCCGTTTTTCGATAATCAATTTTTTGGTAAACATGTAGGGCCAAATAATTCTTTCAAAATACATTTAGATGCTACTATGACTGCACATAGTTACAATCCTAGTCCGGTAGGAAAAAGGCCGATTGATTTACCTCCTGCTGATAGAGAAGTAGAATCTGCATATAGTTTTGGCGATAACAACCCATTTACATCCACTGTAATAGAAAGTTTATCTGGAAATAATTTAGTTGTTAAAGATATTAATATATTTCCAACACCTGAAGTTGCTGTCAGTTATCAACAAATAACAAATGATACCACCAGTAGATATAGAAAGGTGTTTTTACCAAGTGGTGATTGGGCTTTTTATTCAGCGATAACTGAAAACACTAAAACTCTTACACTAGTTTATCCGTCTGCTAATTTTAGACAAAACGCTATTGCTGGAACACCTGTAACAGTTGGAGGGCCAAACACAAATGATGGTGCTATAGTACTAGCATCTGATAGTTTTACACCATCTTCGGAATATGAAGATAGAAGTAATACATATTATGATTCTGCGAGCGTTAAGACACAAGGTGGTAATGTTGATTACGGTATGAGACAATATGTTAGTGCTGTAGAGTTTAAAGAAGGTCCAGAAACCAATCCACACGCAGAAAAGATACAAACGAAAAGAGCATCTGCTGTTATTGGTAGTGTTAACGTAATTGGCACTACTGCTACAAGAGGAAGTATATTAGAAATTACATTGAGTGATGAAGACATGGAATTATTTCCAGACATAGGCATTGATAATTTATCAGATTTAGTTACAGGAACAGGAGAAACTTTTTACGAAGTTCAATGTGTTCATCCATCAAGTAAAAAACTTTTAAAATTTCATTACTATGGCACATTAAATAAATATAACAATTTTGACATTACTGTAGGCAATAGTGGTTTTACTGTACAAGGTGATAATACTAGTATTATATTATATTATTATGAAGGTTTTACTACTGCACAGGCTTTGGCTGGTAACAATACTTATCCAGATTTTTCTGTGTTGGCAGGAGAAAAAATGACTCTTGTAGGAAAAAGAAGAAGAGTATTTTATGATAATTTTGTATCTACAAAAAGTTCTATTACAAAGAATATAGCATCTAATGTACATGAAAAAATGGGTATATTTAACGAATTGGTTGCTAATGTTAAAATTGATACTAACATAGCAATAACTGCTTATTCTACTACCAATAAAACAGTAACTGTAAATCCAGTAGATGATGTAGGTTTATTTGATTTATCCGGTTTAAATGTAAGAAAAGGGGATGTTCTTTTTGCTTACAAAACATCATCAACTGAAGAAAGATATGCCACAATCGGTACAGTAGACAGTATTGCTGTTCATAGTGATAGTAGTGTAGTCATTACATTATCAGATAGTGATTTGAAAGCAATTGCTAATGTAACTGATTACAAATTAGGTGTGGGTTGTGATGACTTTGATGATGTAGACGCTATATTAAATAAAACATGGGTTAATCCTTATGCTTCGGGCGGTCTAAGAAATGGCGATACAATTTGGGGTAACATGTCGTATAACAACCCTCATGCAACTGAAGGTTTATTTTTCAAAAGTAGAGGTGTGTTAAATGAGGCACAAGTTTGGACTGGTTTTAACAACGGTGAAGGTAATTTAAATTCAAATCCAAGAGATAGTATACCTTTAGAAAATTTCCTAATTGGTAACACTTGTTTAGAAACTGCAAGAAATTTTGCTCAACACGTAAATAAAACAATAGAAGAAAACTACAAATCACTAGGGTTAACAGCAGCAGAAGCACCTACTGTTGCTTATGTAGACCCTTATCTGTCCAATGAAGGTCATGCAAGAGTGTTGTTATATGATGTAGCCCATGATAGAGAGTTTATTGCATTCCAAGATTTACATATGCAAGTGCAAAGTGAATTACAAACAACACATATTGGTTGGAACAGATATGTAGTCAAAGATACTGATACAACTCGAACTGACTTACATTCCTATCTTGCTTCTTATAATGGTTCTTCACCAAGTGCTTGGACAACACAAATTGATGTGACTAATGGTTATCCTTCACAAAATCGTTTTATCCGCTCTACACAACAATCTAAATTTATTGAAAGTGCTTATGCTCATGATTTACCAAATAAACAGGCTTACAATTTAACTAGTAATTACATATCTTCTACAAACACTACGCCAAAATACAATAGGTATTCAAGACTTTATGGTAAAGGTCATGGTCATTTTGTACACACTGAATATTCATTACAAGGTGCTTCTTCAGGTTATACTTTTTCAAATAGTCTTCCTCCACAAACTACATCACATGTCTCAATTTCCAAGATAGCAGACGACTATCATAAGTTATCTAGGAGAAAAGGTAACGATTTTATTAGTCAATTAATTAAAATAAGAAATGCAACCACTGCTTGTTCTTTCCGTGACCCTTCGACATTTTTCGATACTCCTGATGGTACTCGTGTTATACCTGCATTTTTATCATTGAAAGGTATAAGAAGTGAAACATTATCATTAGATAATCATGAAGAATCTAGGTTGCAACATTTACCACAATGGAAAGATATGGGTTTTGTGAGAAGATTATCCATAGATGCAGGTTCTATAGGATTGAAAACCAGAAATAGTTTAGAGGCTGCCGAAGAGATAGTTCGTACAATTAATCAATATGCAGCATTGAATGCTAGGCTAAGTGACGGCAGTTCTGCTCATGACCCTTCTCCGTTTTGGGATACCAAACAAAGTTTTTCATCTGCCCAAAAAGGTACACATATGGGTTATTTGAGAGCACACATTGGTAGAGCCGTTACTGATAGAAACGGTGTTAATGGTTGGACTGTAGTTATACACAGTACAGTGCCGGGAGCAAGTGGTAGAAATTTCTGTGTTTGGTTAGATAATAGTCAAGGTCAAACTGAATATCAACCTGAATTTATTATTGGTCATGGTGGTAGGTGGCGTAACTTTTGGGCTTTACCTGAAGATATACAGGGTGAAAACATGCATCCTGCACCTATGCCTCTTAACAAACATGGAAGACCATTTGCTCCTATTACAACGTTACAACAATATTTAGAAGATGAGAATGAAGAAAATGTCATTGCTGTTACTGACTATGGAACAGATGAAGAACATACAATACAAAGTGTATCGGATGTGATTAGCGGTCAAATGCATAATACTTCAATACCTAAGTCTTTTGAATCTGAAGGTTCACCTTCTACTTTAATTCAAGGTTTGAGAACTGGTAAATCTGCTATCGCTAGAGTAAATTTTGGTGGTTTAGTAGCAACTGGAGTACCCGGTTTTACAGATGTTGCAGGAAAATGGGGATATGGTACATTCTCTACTGAAGATAAAGCAAGGTATGGAAACAATGTAGCAAGTAGTTATTCTTCACATGTATCTAATGCTGAAAAAATTAAATTAGCGAAAGGAGAATCTAAAAGAGATTTATATGGTTTTAGATTTGAAGACCATTTGGGTAATAATTATGGTGTAAGATTTATTTATAGAGAAAGGGAAAATACTCGTGGTGGTAGAGAATCTTTTGTTAAAAAAACTGAGGATTTACCTTCAACAATTAGTCAAGAAATATGTGTATTCTTCAACGATAAGGATGTGAGCCAAGGTGGGTTTACTATTGGTAAAAACATGAGTGGTAGCGGTGATGCTACGGGTATGTTAGATACAGGAGATGCTACTAATCCTGTTATTGAAACTTGGACAGGTAATCTATGGAATGCAGTCAATGCCCCTGAAGCAACTGTGCGTGTTAATGTAACTGAAAACACTAACGAAAGTAAATTAAAAATCGTAGGATTAGAACCCTTTGATGCTAGTTTTACAACAGATGGTAAATTAAATTATCTTGGCTTCCCTAAAAATGGTGGTCTTTTACAAATATCTGATATAGATGGTACTGGTAATGCAAATGTTGGTAAAGTCTTTCATTATACACATCAAGATGGTAGTTATTTTTATGGTATAACGCCAAGTGTTGCTGACTGGAACATTACCAACGACCCTTATATTATTAGCCCTGTTTTAAATCGTACTACATTAGTTACTGATGAGTTGATGGCTGCTGTTACTGCTGCTGCAATCAATGCTACAAGTCCGACAACTTTTGATTGTACTCATATGTATACTACAGACGGTAAGACTTTTGGAGAATGGGGTGTAAAACCTGATTCAATAGTTATTACACCATTCAGCAATGATGGTAAATATCTATCTGAAAGTTTTTCTGCTTCAGTACACCCAGATTTAGGTATTCAAGCAGCACACTTAGAATTCGGAGAACAAAAAAGCATCAGTATTGATTTAAATGTTGATGACGATAACCTCGAAGGTGTGATAAGTATAGCAACACCAAATCATATTGTTACAGATGCTAAGTTAGATTTAGGTAAGAAAGTTGATTGTGGTTACATACCACGCACTTTACTTCAAATAGTTACAAAAAGTAAAGGTAGACATACAAACACACCAACTCCTGTATTTGTAAATTCAACTAATAATCCTGTAGATACAACAGCGTGGAAAAACAATCTTAATGGTGTTACTTTCACTAGAAGTTCTGGAGACCATATATTACCAAAAATAGATAGCCCTCAATTTAGATTCGATTCA